GCCGCTTTACTGGAGCGGCGATCCCGCCACCGGATTCGTCCGCGCCACGGCGGGCATCCCCGATGTTGGCATTACCTACCGGCGCATGCGCTCGGCACCATGGGCGCACTACATCAACAACCGGCTCATCGTGCCGGATGGTCGGCAGAACTTGATGCTTTCCGACATCCTCGATCCCGACACTTTTGACCCCTACTGGCAATCCTTCCGTATCGGCGTGGGCGGCAGCGACCGCGTTATCGCCGTGCATCCTTGGGTGGATGGCACGTTCTTGGTATTCTGCCGCAAGAGCATCTGGCTTGCCGAGGTCAACCAGTTTGCCAGCACAGACGGCGGCGACTTTTCCATCGACACACCAGTCAGCAAGCTCACCATGCTGACCGACGAGATCGGCTGCTCGGCGCGTCGCAGCATTCAGACGGCGGGCAACTTTGTCTACTTCCTATCGGATTCCGGCGTGCATCGCCTCGACGCCAAGCTCGACCTCAAGCTGCGCGGAGATACCAAGCCCCTCAGTGACCCGATCAGCGATGACTTCGACCGCATCAACGCGACACTCGCCTACAGGTCGGTCGGCCTTTACCACAACAACCGTTACTACATTGCGGTGCCGCTAGTGGGTGATCCCGGCGTGACCACCATGTTCGTCTACAGCCAGCTCAACGAGCAGTGGGAGAGCAAAGACCTCATGGGCTTTGGGGTGGAAAACTTTACCGTGGCAGACTCCGGTGGTGAGCGCCGCGTCTTTGTCAGTAATCGTGCTGGCAAGCTGATGATGCTCGACGAGTTGGAAGAAGGCGACCAGATGCCTAACGAAGCGGCCAATGTGATTGAGCCGGTGCCGGGGCGCATTCGCACGCGCCGTTACGGCTTTGGAAACATGCACAACAAGCGTTTCCTGCGATCACTAGCCGACGTGTATCTGCCAAACCAAGCGTCCGTCACCGTCCGCGCCGCCACGGTCAACCCCGACACGTTGACAACCTTGGTTCCCGGCCAGACCAACACCTCCGGCCTTGCCGAAGACTACACCTTAAAGAACCCCATTCGCAGCAAGGCGCATTATGTCGAGCTGGAATTTGAAACCACGGCCAACCGGCCAGAAATCCGCAACGTCTCCGTTGAGGGCACCGCCTCTGGCCTGCCCAACACTGAGACCAGACACGCAGCATAATTATGGCACAAGCAACGACAGGATACTCATGGACATCGGGCGAAATCGTCACACCGGCCAAGCTCAATCAGATGGTCAACTCATCGACCATCACCAACATCCAAGCCGCTGACCTTGCGGACGGCGCGGTGATCCAAGCAAAGATCGGAACCATCACGGCGACTGGCGGCACGGCCGCTCGCTCTCTTGCGGATCGCTTCGCCGATGTGGTCAACGCAAAGGATTTTGGTGCCGTGGGCGACGGCGTGGCAAACGACGCCCCAGCCATTCAAGCGGCCGTTACATTTTGCTCTGAGAACAAGAGGCCGCTTTATGTTCCTAATGGCACTTACCGGCTGGCAACCAGAGTTCAGCTAAACAACACAGCAGCCCCTTATGTCAACATGATGGGCGCTGGCACCAGCGAGACAATCTTTACCGTGAACGGCGCGGAAAACAGTTCTGGTGCGTTTTACTTTTACAAAAACGGCTCGCAACTGTCGGCCAAAATCTCCGACATTAGTATCCGTGCTATCGCCCAAAGCGGAAGCTGCGGCACGGCCCTGCACATCGAGGAAAATCAAGGGGGGGCGGCATCGACTGAAAGCGTTAGTTTACAAAACATTTTCATAACCAGCCCTGACATCGTGACCAGCACAGGCGGGGTCAACGACATTGCTACTCCCGCATATTGGACTCGCGGCGTTGTAGTGAAAAACTCGCCGCGCCCAGTGCTGACGAACGTGGTTGTCGGCAATCCGTCGCAACGGTTTTCGACGGAGCCGGACGACACAGATGTGGAAATTTCGCAGAACGAAGATGCCACAAACTCAAAGTTCGGAGTCCTTTTCAAAGACGACTCTGCTGACTACTTGGGGAATTACGGCATCGACGTTTCTGACTGCTACAGCCCGCTGCTCGATTCTTGCATGGCGCGTCATTACAAGGTCGGCTTTTATGCGTTTTCGGACGCAAGGCGTGTAGAGGGAGGGCGGTTCATCAACTGCGTGGCCGTTGCTGTCAAGGACGGCATCCGCATCGACGCTGCCACGGCTAGAGGCGTTGAGCCTTCGCTGACCATTTTGGGTGGCCACATGAACTACCGCGATAACGGGGTCTATGTCCGCAAGAGGAAGCAAATATACATCGAGCGAATCCTTTTCTATCACAGCAATCCCTTTCAAGGAGATGCCAACTATGGGCAGAGGGCGGAAGACTCCGAGGGAACTGCCTACGACATTCGACTTGAGCAGTGCCACGACGCAAAGATTCTCAACAACAGGATGGAGCGAAGCTCAACGAGCAACCGCAACGGCATTCGCCTAACAAACTGGGACGCTGGTGGAGGCCGTCAGCCAGACTTGCGCGTCCTTGGCAACTCGTTCGACGGAAGGTTTTCGGCGGGCGTTCGGCTTGATGGAGTGCCGAGCAAGGAACAATTCGTGGAGCCGGAGGTCGGAATCAACTTTTGGGGGTTTGGGGTAGAGGAGCAAATTAGGTTTGGCTCGGCTGCTTCTGGCATCAAGCGCGCCCCGTATGTGGCACAGCTTATGACAGACCGCTTCACGCCGGTTGTTGCAAGTGGGTCAATGGTCAATCTTGACGATGTCAGTCCAGCTCAGTGTTTCTTTAGTCGCATTGGAAACACCGTGTCGGCCTTTGGCCGGTTTAATATCAATCCTACGGCAACCGGAACGGCCTGCCAGTTTGACATTGAGGCTCCGATCCTGCTGACGTTTCCGATTCGGGACTTGGTTGCGGGTTCAGCCTACACAATCCTGTTTGTCGGCGGCTCGGACTTCACAACGGTCGGCGCTGCGGACAACAACGTCGGCACCGTCTTCACGGCCACCGGCCCGAACACCACCCAATTCGGCGGTGGCGGTCTGGCCACCAGAAACACGTCGCTTCTAAGTGTCGATGACGGAGCCGGATTTATCGTCCATTGCGACAGCGGGACATCTCCGGCCAGCGGGTTCGGGCAAGTTTACCCAAGTGGCACCGGAAAAATACGGTTCCGGTTTTTGCCGCACGGAACGGCGGCGACCTTCTACTACTTCAACTTTTCTTACGAATTGAAGTAATGCCCCTGCATGATAACCCCATGGCAACGCGCAAAACACTGGTGGGACGACCACTCGACTCAAGACTTCTGGGAAGCGGTCGGCGAGCATCTGTCGGCGGGCTATGTGTGGAACAGCCCCGAGTGCTTCATGCTGGCCAAGGCCTGCCGGTGGAATGCGGAGGAGCAAAACTTTGAACTCGGTGAGAGCAACTGCTGGTTCGTCACTTTGGCTGCTGGCACTGCTGGCGCAAACCCTGTGCGGGAGTGCCTTCGCGTGGCGCCGCATCCGCAGCAATACGCGGCATGGTGCCGCAGAGGGAGCTTTGAGCCGCGAGTATACTTGTGGGAAACACTAATTAAGAAAACAGGAGGATAATACTATGGGAGGAAAAGGACCAAGCGCACCCGCGCCACAACCGGTGCCAGCGGCGCCCGCGCCAATCGATTACGATAAAATGGCCGCCGCGTCGATCCGCGTGGCCAATGCACAGATCGCTGCTGAAGAGGAGTCAATTAAGCGGCTTTACCCGCAATACACCGCGCTGCAATTTCAGACGGCCGACCAGCTCGCTGGCAAGCTCAACAACGAATACCTCGCCCGCACACGCGGTGTGGTCGGCGAGGAGCTGCGAGCAGCGTCCGCGCCCAGTGCCATCGAGGCCGAGCTGCAAAAACGCGGACTTGGCGATCTGCGGGCCGGTCCGACGGCCATCCAGCGGCAACTGCGCGATGATGCCCAAAGAGACTTGGCCGCTGGCCCGACTGCCATTGAGTCGAAGCTCCTGACGGACGCGGAACGCGAGTTGGCACTCGGACGCTCGCTGTCGGCCGAAGAGATGCGAGACGCTGCGCAGTCGGCTCGCGGCGCATTTGCTGCGAGAGGGTTGGCAACCGGCCTTGGCAGCACCGCCGCCGAAATCCTCAATCGTGACTCCTTCGGCCGCCAACGCGAAGCGGAGCGCCGCCAGTTCGCCGTTGGCGCGGAGCAGTATGCCCGCCAAGGCACGATGGCGCGCAGGGGCGCAGCTCAAGATGCCGAGCAGTATTTCCTCGGAGCCGAAGATGCGCGGCGTGGATTTGCGGCGAATGTGAACCAGATGGATCTGGCGCGCCGTCAGCGGCGGATTGGTCTCGGCGGGATGTATATGGAGATGGACCCCTACCGTCAGGCTCTCGGTCCCGCCTTCGGTCTCGGCGGCGATACGCTGCGCACTTCGCAGGGTCAGGTGAGTAACATCTTTAACAACTCGCTGACGCAAAGTGGCAACGTGGCCAGCTTTAATACCAACATGCTGGCCTCCAACCGCAACGCTGTGCTCAACAACAACGCCGCGATGCAGGCGGCGGCGATGCAGTCAGGCGCCATGGGGCAGTCGGGCATGATGGGAATGATGGGCGGAATCGGCGGTGGGCTACTCACCGGCGCCGGGTTGGCACTCTAATGATCGACCTTGTCACAGACACTTGCCGAAAGGCTGAGAACTGGTTGCGGCAATACCGTAATCCGGTGGTCTTGTGGTCTGGCGGCAAGGATTCGACGGCGCTCTTGCATCTCCTCATTCATAAGGTTGGTGCGAAGCTGCCTTGCGTCCAGTGGCGGGAGCCTTGGATGCGGGAACGCTATGAGCTGAGTGATCGTTTAATCCGCGAGTGGGATCTGGATGTCTATGACTGGGCGCCCAGCCGCATCTCACTGACTGACGGCACGGCACCGGATAGTTCCCATCAGATTGACTTCCTTAAATACATGCAGTGGGGCCAGCAGACAGCGTGCATGGTGGCCGTAGGAACGCAGGCGCCGACCGATGGCAAACCTTGGCGGTGCGGCATAGATGCGTTGCAGCGTCCGCTTGGCACCTTTGCTTGGCCGTGGGATGCATGCTTTCATGGCCAGAAGTCGGCAGACGTGGACCCGATCAAGGGCCAGTTGCCGTTGGCTATGGATGTGCGCCGCACGCCGGATGCGCCCGACCAGCTTTTCCTCTTGCGCGATTGGAGCGATGAGGATGTGTGGAATTACCTAGAGGCAGAGGGTGTGCCGAATGACGAGACCCGCTACGGCAAGGACAGCGATGGCCGCTGGCATCACCTCGCCGACCGCTCGCACAATGCGGATTACCTGCATGTCTGCACGGCTTGCATGAGTCGCAAGGCGCCGTCCACGGTCTGGTGCCCGAAGGTGCAGGCCGAGGTGAACAATGTGTCCGCCTATCTGCCCTACGAGGATCACGCGATTCCCGAACAGGGCTTTGCCCACAAGTCAGAAGATGTGGCCGGTCGCCCCATCGCAAGAATCACAGACGGCCGCGTGGCGGCTTAACAAAAGGAGAACAAAACTATGTTTGCATACAATCCAACAGTCAACGACCGCAGCGGCGAGATCACCGCAGCCGGCCAGATCGCATCAGCCAACACGCAGGCCAATATGTATAACCAGCTTGGCAACAATATCGGCGGGGCCTTGGCTACTATCGGCGGGATCTACGGAGAATCCTCAAAGGAAAATAAAAACCAGAAGCGCACCTTTGAGGGAATGTATAACTTCCTCACCAGCAAGAACATGCTGTCACCGGAGCTTAACGCTACCGTTCAGGACTTTGTTCAGAAAAAGGACTTTGCCTCGGCCAACGCTTACATCGCCCCGTATCTGGCAGAGCTAGACTTTGGCCGCAAGTCGATGCTGGCCGGTCGCAGCGGGTTCTTTGATGGGGCGGGCAACTGGCAGATGGCGCTAAGGCCAGAAGCGGTAAACCCCCCGAACAAAGAGGGATACGTTTACAGAGGAGGAAACTAGCATGGACAGAACGAACAAGGTCTTCTTAAACGAAGACGACATCTTCGCAATGGAGGGGCGGACGAACGGCTTTTCTCCGAGCGATGGACAGTTGGCGGCAGCTCGCGCCATGGCCAAAACTCTGAACCTCGGCATATACAAGCAGATGCAGGAGTCCATGAACCCCACCAACATTGCTAGTGCGGGGGTGCTTACCAACGAAGTTACAAAAGAAGAATACCCCGTGGCAAAAGATGAGATGGGTCGGATTCTCAACTTTATCAAGCCAGAGGTTATCAACACGGACGCGGGATTCCAATACATCACCGGCCCCGGCCGCACCCGCAACTTTATCAACCAAGACACTGGCGCGCAGCCCAAGGGTTACGCGGCGATGAGCGGCGGATGGATGGGCGGACAGCAACCCACAGTTGGCATGAACAACGATGCCGCCCGCGAAGCCGCAGCAGCACAGCAGGGTCAAGCCCCCGCTCCTGCGCCCGCCGCTGCGGCAGACGCGCCGCCACCACTTTCCATGACCAATAGCGCCGGTGCGGCCATGACATTCTCCAGCCCGTATCAAGTGCGTGAAGCGTTTATGAAAAATCAAATCAATCACGACGAAGCCAAAAGTGCGCTTCTGCACTGGGGCATGAAGTAATGGCCGTATCGGAGGCAGATCGGTTTCTTGGCCTGTCAGACCAAGACGCAGCCGCCTACGAGCGGGAACAACGGGCAATTCTCAACGACAGATCCCAGTGGGACAAGTCGCTGCCAGAGACACAACTCGATATTGCACCAGAGCGAGAGGATGCCCCGCTTCCTCCGATAGCCAGCAATCGGCCAGCGGCAACATCGGTTGATCCGGTGGCCGGGAATGCCGCGCCAAGCGATCTGCCCCCATGGACAGAAGAAGACGAGGCGACAAGCGCAAGCGCGGCCGAAGACTTTCTTAACGCCCAGCAACAGCCCCTTCCCGGCAGCGATCCCGTTCCTTCTGCTGACGATTTCCTTTCCGAAAGCACTCTTCCCCCAGCAGGGGTTGGATCGGGGGGAAGCGGTGGCGGTGGCGGCGGAACGTCAGGAAGCGACCCCGCGTTCTCTCCGCAGCAAATGAGCGCTGACAGTTTTCTCCTTGCTCCAGATGAGGGCACAGATCCCGAAGGCGCCCCCGCCCTCAATCTCATCCGTGGCAACAACATCGCCAGCACATGGAATGCCTTTCAACGTGGGTGGGCCAGCGCTGGCATGGCCATGGAGATGGATGCAGAGCAGCCCACCCCCGAGGCCGTCGTTGCTTACCAGCAAGAAATCCAAAAGCTGCCACCGTCGCAGGCTTACTCCATTGCCATGGACGACAGCCGACCGCCGATGGAGAGTTGGAAGGCGTTTAGCTACAATCCAGTCGGAGTCTTCGGCGAGATGATAGGCGAATCCATGGCAGGCTTTGCCCGACAAATGGCCAACAAGGGCGTGGCCCCGATGGTCTTGTGGACCGGAGCTGGTGCCCTTGTCGGCGGCCCAAAGGGGGCGTTGATTGGTGCGCGGGCGGGATACGCCAATGCCGTGGGGTTGGCCAGCCACTCGATGGAAGTGAGCAGCGGCATCTTGGATTCTTTTCAGCGGGCAGGCATCGACATCACCGACCCGCAGGCGCTGACTGAAGGGCTGCAAGACCCCGAGCGGATGGCTTTGGCCCGAGAGTTTGCCGAGAAGGGGGCTGTCCCCGTTGCTACCTTTGATGTGGGCAGCGCTTTGATCGCCGGCAAATTGCTTGGCCGGCAAGGCACCAAGATGCTCGGGCGGTTGACCGCTGGCGCCGTAGAGACGGCCGTGCAGTCGTTCATGGGCGGTGCGGGAGAGGCCAGCAAGCAGATTGCCCAAGACGGCAGGATTACCAGCGGGCGCAGTGTCCTTGCTGAAACGGCGGTGGATTCCGCCATGGGCGGCATCGACATTGCGGTCGGCACAAGGCTTGAGCGCGCCCGAGAACTCCCGCTGGGCAACGCCGCTGTCATCCCCGAGGAGCAGCTTCGGGCCGGCGATGTCAACGTAGAGCTGGGCGGCCAAACAATTTCTATTCCAGCACGGCCGATGGGGCGCGCGCCGAACATGGCTCGGGCCACGCAGCAAAACATTGCCGC